CTTCAGTGGTCTCACTGAGTCTTCATCATTTTCTTCTCAAGCATCAGAGTCAAACTTCTCCATTAACGGAATTGAGAAACTAGTTAGATATTCTGAGTTAATTGAAAACTGGAAGATTTCTAATAATTCTTATGAGGATCTTTTGACTGATGATAGGTCCACATTTATATACTTAGATCCACCTTATGAGATAAGTTCTAACTTGTATGGTAAGAAAGGTGGAATGCATAAGTATTTTGATCACGACAAGTTTGCTGAGGATTGTGATGATTACGTAGCACCTATGTTAGTTTCTTATAACTCCAGTCAGATTATTAAGGATCGTTTCAAGCAGTGGACAGTTGCTGAATTTGCACACACTTATACCATGAGGAGCGTGGGGTGTTATAATACAGATCAAGCAAGCAGGAAGGAATTAGTCCTTTTTAATTATGAAGTGTGAAGTCAAACTCTATGTCGCTGGAACCGTCTTTACTGAGACAGTACAGGCACGTAACTATCAGGAGGCACGTCAGGTGGCTCTTGCTAGGAATCCTAATGCTAAGGTTGTTGGTGTTACTGCATCTTTTAAGTAGTCTACATACTCCTAATAATCATTGTTGCGAGGAACCTAATTATAAGTTATGAGTGAATTTCAATCTGACATTAAAGATACCCAGTATGACGAAGAAGGTCATGAGTTAGATAAGCATGGGTTTAGGGTTAAGATGTATCCAGATGGATTTGAGTCCGTTCGTAAGTCTGTTGAGAATTGTGAGCAGATGTGTGGGATGGATAGGAAAGTGATGCAAGAATTACTTAAAGGTGAGTGGAATGAATACACTACTTTAGATCATACTGGTAGATCATCTAAAAAAATTGTTATTGAATACGATATCAGGAGCAAAGAACAATGAGACTAGGTGTTATGTGTTCTGGTAATGGATCTAACTTTCAAAACATAGTTACAAATCAATTATGTAGTCATCACGAAGTTGTGTTGATGATACACAATACAAAAGAATGCGGTGCTGTAGTGAGAGCAGCAAAGTATGGAATACCACACGTAAGAGTTGCACATAAAGATGAAGAAGATATGATAAAACTCTTTGAGGTATATCGTGTAGATCTTATAATTCTTGCAGGATATATGAGAGTGATTAATAATCCATTTGCATTTCCTTGTCCTATTATCAATGTGCATCCTTCATTATTACCAAAGTATAAGGGTTTGAATGCTATAAGGAAGGCATTACAATCTGGTGACAAGATAACTGGATGTACAGTTCACTATGTCAACGAAGAGCTTGACGGGGGTGATATAATATGTCAGAGTGAGGTTTCCATTGAACCAAACGATACTCTTGAGAAACTGACCCGTCGTATTCAGTTACAAGAGTATTCAATTTTACCATTAGCTATTGAAATCCATGAAAAGAGCAAAACTTTTGCGTTCAGCACTTGAGAAATCTTGGTTGTATGACGAAGAAGAAATTAAGATGTTGAAAGATCAACTTAAAGATATTAAAAAAGAAAAAGAATTTGAAGTTCATTATCGCAGAACACATTTAGGATTTATGAAGGATTGAATGACATACCAACTGAAAGATTATCTGTACAGTATCAACCAATCCAAGAGAAATATTCTTGATGGTGATAGTATTTCTGAGAAGAGTTACCAACCTTTTATTGTTAATAGGTGTCTCTCTTCGTTTACTGATACTATCTTATATTCCAATGAGATGAACAAGAATCCTCATCTACCAAAGAGGATGCAGTATGACTTTTTTATAAATAGTGTGAAACCAAGGAAGCGTTTTTCTCCTTGGATAAAGAAAGATTCTATTGATTTTCTTGATGTAGTTAAAGGGTATTATGGTTATAATGATGATAAAGCTCTGCAAGCTCTCAGGATTCTCACTAAGGATCAACTGAACCATATTGAAAAAGCATTAAGCAAAGGTGGGAAACATGAGCGGTGATACTGATATCCAGTGGAAGCAGAGTGACATGGTTGAGGTGGTTCTTGGGGAACCCGATGACTTCCTTAAGGTGCGAGAAACTCTTACACGTATAGGTGTTGCTTCTCGTAAAGAACATAAAGTTTATCAATCATGTCACATCCTTCATAAGCAAGGTAAGTATTACATAGTTCATTTTAAGGAATTGTTTGCTCTTGATGGTAAGCATGCAAACTTTTCTTTGAATGATTTACAGAGAAGAAATAGAATCACTCAGTTACTTTCTGATTGGGGTTTGGTTTCTGTTGTAAATCCAGATATAATTAAAGATTTGGCACCACTTAATCAGATTAAAGTTCTCGCTTTTCGTGATAAAGATGAATGGACACTAGAATCTAAGTATAATATTGGTAGAAAGAAGCAGGAAACCGAATAATTTTTTTCGGTTTATACCATAGTTATATCAATGGTTCTGGGATATAAATAGTAATGTGATGCCTTCGGGGTCACATAAACTACAGTCGCTTTTAGGAGGACACAATGGTAAATTTTAAGTGGGAAACCTATACCCCATACATGTTAGGATTTGATGACACATTCAGTAGACTTGAAGCTTTGCACGGAGCAGGAACAACTTATCCACCGTACAACATTATTTCTGGACCTAATAACAGAACCACTTTGGAAGTCGCTCTTGCTGGATTTTCAAGATCGGATATTGAAGTCTCAACAGAAGAGAACCTATTAACAGTATCAGCATACCCAGAAGAACAAGAAGAAGAAAGAAAGTATTCTCATAAAGGAATCGCTTCTAGATCCTTTACAAAGACATGGCAATTGGGTGATGATATTGAAGTTAAGACAGTAGACTATGAAGATGGTTTACTTACAGTGGTACTAGAGAAGTATGTACCAGAGGAGAAGCAGAAGAAGATTTGGTTCTCTGAACGAAATCAGGCGTTGCCTGCCTCATAAATAAATTTTAAATGGGGGGCTTGACGCCCTCCTTTTTTCTTGCTATAATAGTAAAAATGACACAGACTATGACAGACCCCGTTTCTATTGACCATAATGTTCGTATCATCCACTTGATGACAGGCGAGCATGTAATTTGCAACTTCAGTCAGATTAGGGAAGATGATAAGTTTGTAGCTTATCAGATGCTATATCCTTTGACTCTTACATTGACACAAGAAGCAGATCAGAATGAAAGTTATAATGTAGTATATCGCAGATGGAATCCATTCACTCCTTATGAAGATCATCGTGTATCTCCAACTGCTGTTGTTACTGCAATGCCACCTTCGCGAGAAATTTATGATAATTATGTAAGTAAATTGAGAGAGGCAAATGTAGATCTGTCTTTCCTACCAAACAATGGAGAAGACACAGATGGACAACCAACCCAAGAACCTGCAAGTGCTACTACTGAAGGACCAGTGGATACTGGCGAAGGTGGAGGAGATTGAAGGGGTAGAGTTGGGTGATCCTGACTGTATTCTTATAGAACCAATGGCAATTGAGGGTACGAATCTTAAAGATTGGTTGCCTTTTGCTGATAAGAAGGAGACAGTAGTAAGATCTTCTGATATACTAACCTTCTTAGAACCTGGCAAGGATCTACTTGCCAGTTATTATAGTTACAAACCAATTGAGCCTGAAATACTTACTGAATGAAGTTCTATACAAATGTTGAACAGGCAGGAAACCGTCTTCTAGTACGTGGGTACGAAGGCGGTTCTCCTTTTTCTTATAGGGTTCCTTTTAACCCTACACTTTATGTTGCTAGTAAAAATTATTCGGAATGGAAAACTTTAGAAGGTGATTGTGTAGAACCTCTTAGTATGGGTTCTATCAATGAGGCAAAAGATTTTATTAAAAAATATAAGGGTGTAGAAGAATTCCCTATATACGGTAATAGTAGATACTTATATCAATATCTTGCTGAAGAACATCCAGAAGATGAAATCAAATACGATGCATCTAAGATACGGTTGTTTACAATAGATATTGAGACTGCTGCAGAGAATGGGTTTCCGAATATTGAAACAGCAGATCAAGAAATATTAGCGATCAGTATTAAGGATTCTTACAC